CTGTTAGAGGGCTTGGAACTTCCTGAAGATCGCACCATTGAAGGAGAGTTATATTGTCATGGAATACCTCTGCAAACAATTTCATCATGGGTGAAAAGGCGTCAGCCTGATTCTCATAGGATTGAATATCATATATATGATATATGCGGAACAGGCAGATATCAGGATCGCTTTTCAGAATTGCAATCTATGAAAATGAATGACCGTTGCAAAGTAGTTCATACTGATTTTGTTACTGGTGAATTCAATCTTGAGCCTTTGTTAAAATCAGCTATTGACAATAAGTTTGAAGGATTAGTATTAAGGCTTGATGGATTTGGACACATGGCAGGACGCAGAACAAAAGCGTTAGTGAAAGTTAAGCCTCGTCATTTTAAGAACTTTAGAGTTGATGATGAATTTTTAGTCGTTAATATATTTTCTTCAAAAGATGGATGGGCTAGGCTGCAATGCGAAACTGAAGAAGGTAAGAAATTCATGGTCAGTTGTCATGGTGATATTCCATACAAGACTCATGTGTTAGAACATAAGTCTAATTTTATAGGCAAGCATATCAGATGCGAGTTTGAAAGTTATACTAAAGATAAAGTTCCTTTTCATCCTGTAGCATTAGAGTGGCGTGAAAAACACTTAGAATAAGTTGCGGAAAAATTCTTCTATCTTTTCTTGGAGTGCTAAGCCTAACAAAGTCAGTCCTGTTCCTAGCGCTCCGAGAATTTGTCCTTTAAACTCTTTCCATTTTCTTTTTATCCATCCATCAATAGTGTTTTCTTCAACATAGCTCCCTACAAGCTTAGCTTTTTCGGTAGCTTCTTCAACTGAATCTCCTTTCCTTATTCGATCAACAAAAACAGTTTTTGACATGTTTTCGTTTTCTTCTTCGTCATTATCTTGGCTCACTTGTTACATACTCCTTACGCTCTTTTATCTGCTTAACTAATCCGTTATGTCTATCAAGGCAGTCTTTATAAAGAACGTCAAACATAGCAAGCTCGTTAAGGACTTGCTTTGTTTTTGAATTTGAAAGTTTTTCTGGTTTAACGCATTCGCCTAGCCAGTAAGAGTCAAAATCCAATAACGAATTTTCTATGGCTGTTTCACTGGTTGTCGTCAGTGATTTCGCCTTCGCTGAAAATTCTTTGTCTGTTGTTGTTGAACACCCTGATGAAAGAATCACCAAGGTCGTCACAAATATAAACTTCTTTTTCAATTTCTTTAGTAACATATTTAACAACCTCTACCGTTTCTGCTACGTCTGGTTTTGATTCTGCCTCTGCTTTCCACTTATCTCTTGACGCAGTAATATCAGAAAGCTTCTTCGCGTTCTTTTCATCTTCAGCTTTTATAGCTGCTATGACTTTTGCCTGACATTCTGCCGTTGCTCTATCATATCCAGCTTTGTCAACTGAGTAGTGCGCCCATTTCAAAAAGCCTATTATAGCAGCTAATATGAAAGCTCCTACTATTAATTTAATCTGCATGATTTTTATCCCACCTAGCCATGATGTTAGTCAAAGCCATCTTGAGACAGCCACCAATCAAAAGAACAAGCGAACCATAAACACCACCAGATTGATTCGTTAGTGTATGATGATTCAGCTCGAACCATTTCCACATATCCAAAAGGAACATGCAGATGAATCCAATTATCAACATTTCAAAAATATTGAATTCATTAAGAATTTTTATTAACGTTTTCATCATCTTCTATCGCGTCTATTGAATGACTGCTTCCTTCTCTGCCATCCAATATCGTTAGTATTTTATCTATGTAAAATATTGATCGGTTAGTTTCTTTTTCATAGCAACGGATATTTTTACCTAACACACTACTTACGGTTTCATCTGGATGCCCGAATGAATATTCAGGATGATGAAATAACCAATTAAGGAAGCCACTGAATACAGTATTTATGAACTGGTCGTATGCCAAGAATGATCTCAGCCAGTAGCTTCTTGAATTAGTTGTTATCACAGCGCCAATAACTGACGCTGTTAGATGAATAAACAAAGGAAGACAGAAAAGAGTGGTCAAGTAAAACACCACTAAAAATAAAATGAATACTATAACTCTCCACATATAACTATCCTCCTATGGCTTTAGTATTGTGATGGATATTGTCTCCAAGATAGCTGATAGTGAGGCATATCTAAAAACGAATGCCAGTGACCACCCCATTCAATTTCATAGCCTAGCTCGAAAGCAGCTCTGAAAATTGCTTGCGCTATCTTGCGGAGATTCTTTTCTTCATAATTAGCTTTACCGTCAACATAAGCATAAATATCCCAAGCGTAACAAACACCTGACTTATCAATTAAGTGGCGGCTTTTCATTGTTTTGCTAACACCTTTAGCTATGTTTTGTCTTTGCTCCTCTTCAGTTCTACCGCACTGAGAGATTCCAAAGTCAATAGTAGTGTATGTGATAGCAAGCATAAGAATTTCACGACCATGCTCATGCAGGTCTTCCATTCTTTTTAGGCTTGTACTTCCAAACTTAAAACTCATATTATGCTCCAGTATTTTTCCACTTAGGTTTGAAAACTTTTATATCATTGCTAGGTTTACAACAATCTGTTATTTCATCTCCTAGTTCAATGTATCCATCCATAAACAATGCTGCTGTATCAACATCTTGACAATTCTGCATTTCATTAAGATTGTCAGTGAACGAACAGCAAGGCTCTAATAAAATAGCTTGCTTGCCATCTAGGTTGTTAGCAATAAAAGGATGCGGGAAGATATTCATATCAGCATTCTTATATGAATAATCAATTTCTATTTCTTCCATTTCTGGAGATTCTTGCCAAGCTAACCAAGCAGCTAAGTCTCCTCCAAGCCAAGGGGGAGTAGGCATATTCTTAGGAACAGTTCTGTACTTCTTGATAACTCCTCCGCCAATATCTTCAATACGATGAGGACGAACATCAGTCGGACCATTATAAGCCCAAGGTGGAACGTTAGCAGAATAGACTCCGTTTATTTCATTTGTTGATTCATCAATTATTGCAAAAGTCCAATTAGCAACATCACCATCACCAATATTATAAGGAGGCGAAGCGTTCATATATCTCTGAGTTGCTGTACCAGTGATGCTTGACGAACCACTCGCACCACCACCACCAGATGAAGCATGATTAACACTAACGCCAGCATAAGCGGCTGTAGGAATAGCGGCATTATAGTTTCCATCTCTACCCCATTGATGGAATGCTCCCCAAGCTTTACCAGTTCCGTTAGATATTACAGCACTGCCGCCATTCCTAGGATAGAATCCATACTGACCTCCTGGAAGAGTTCCTTGTATACCATTAAATCCTCCACCTGTTCCTGTGGAAATTGATAAGTTTATACTACCGCTTGAAGTATCAAGTTCAGTTTGTCCAATTGATCCAGCAGCAGCTCCAGCATTAAGTTTATTCTGAACAGCAACACTGAGTTTTGCTTCAGTAACATTTGCGTTGAGTATTTTACTTGTTATAACGGAGTTAGTTCCTAACTTGTCAGACGTAACAGCACCGTTATTTATTTTTGCAGTGGTAACAGCAGAAGCATTTATTTTCGCGCTCTCTACGGCACTGTTAGCAATCTGAGCAGTATCTACAGCACTGTCAGCAATCTTAGCGTTAGTCACTGCATCTGTAGCAAGCTCGTTAGTATCTATGCCTTGAGCTTTAACTCTTAAAATGTCAGAGTTTATCTCTATAGTTGAGTCATCAACTCGAACAAACAAAGCAGCTCCATTTCCTCCTCCTAGTCCGTCTCCTGCTACACTTGTTGCAATTTTAGAAGGAGTTATAGCATTGTTTTCAATATCATCAGTTTCAACAGTCTTTCTATTTACTAATGCGAAACGTGTTCCGTCATAAACGAAAATAGAAACTCCTGTTATATCACCAGACTGTAGAGCAACGTTAGCTCCATACTGTCTAGTGCAGCTACGATTTCCTAGACCATTAAGATTTATCTGAGGAGTAGTAGTAGTGTTAGGAACATCAGCGTTAAATATAACCACTAATCCTTCAGTGTAGGCATCAACGCCAACTAGATCATTAAAAGGAACTATATTCTTTGTGTTAGCAACTTCAGTTCCGTCAATCTCATAGAATACACCTGATGTTCCGTAGCGAGCTACCGCTTTAACTACTTGCTGGAGATCAAGTGCAGAAAGACTCTGACCAACAGATGTGATCAGGTTTTGTAATTCACTAGGAACTTCGTTCCATTCCTCAGGAGGAAGTTCGCTCCCATTTATTTTATCGTTTAAATCTTGCATTACTAATTTTCTCCGTTAGTTCGTCTGCTGCAACACAAGTTGACAGTTAGCTGGCTTCACTTTTTTAAGAGCGCATATCATATCTCCAAATGCAGCAGAGCCAAAAAATATTGGAAAGGTCAAAGTGAAGACAGGATTTCCAGAATCAGTATCCTCGAATAAAACAACGATTGAAAACTTAGCAATATCGTCATTTGGAATTTCTGGGATTACATAGTTATAAGGAGGTCTGATTGCATCATAACCGCTTATGATTTCAACATCTGGATAACCTAACAGAGTTGCTAGCCTCTGCATATCATCTATTGTCTGACAGTTCATAAAAGAAAGCTTAGCTAACGCTTGAGTTCTTCTTTCATTTACTGAGTCTGTATTTTCAAAACAGTCATCAGGTATACCTAACATTCTCTCCCATTCTGGAAGAAGATACTGAGCGCAATCAGGTCCGAATTCTGTGACAAGAGTGTTCAAAGTAGAATCAAATTTCCTAAGCTGACCTCCAAGACCTATTAGAAAATTTCTTAATTTAGATCCGCTTTTATTTTTAGCAACAAAAGTACAATCGTTAGGGAGATACGCGCCTAACGATTCTGCTTGCTGCTCATCGGTTCTATCACCGAAAACTCTATATTCTCTTTCGCTCATTATGGATAGTCCACTGTTCCTAGTATGCCAATTTCATCATTATTAATTATTATGTCTCCAGAAGGAGCATTCAGTTCAAAACTTTCTATCGGATCTCCAGTTGTAGTATCTACCGTATTGAATATTGCTGTTCTATAGGCATCCTCGTTTATGTTTTCTCCAACTTCAGTTCGTGTCTTAAAGAACTCCTCAAGCTGACCTATTATAGAATCACGCATTGTAGGAGTGTTAGGCACAAGACTTGCAAAGCCAAAGTTTATAGCTACTCCGACAGGAGCTTCAACAATAACAGAACTATCAGGCGTGTTAGCTGGCTTTATCTCTAACAATGAATTCTTAGCATCAGAAACAGCCTGAGCGTTAGGTATCGGACTAGAATCATTGTCGCGCATGAAGTAAACAGTAACATCTCCAATATTAGGAGTTACTTCAAAAACAAACACTCTAGTTATGCCTTGAGTTTCAAACAACTTGTTCTCAATCGCACCAACATTGAAATTTGAAACAGGATTTCTAACGCGGCGCAATAGTCTTGCGCGAAAATCTTCAAGCGCTTCTCTATCTGCTCCGCCAGCGAAGCCATCAGCAGAAACAGAAGCTTCTGGATTTATACCACTAACGTTTGGACTAATTGTCAATGGAGCTAGTGGATCAAGATTAGTGTCCGCGCCAAAGTCTACCGCAGTAACTGAGCCGCGAGCTGAGAAGCTAGAAACAACTATAGTTCCAGTGGCGGCTTCAGCAGTAACAGTTGACAACTGATAAGTGAATTCAGTAGGACTAATAACATTAATCTCAGCATTAATTACGTTATACAAGTCACCTTGAGTAACTGGATCAGCTCCAGATATAGTAGGAGAAATTCTACTTGATAGGTTATGCTCTCCATCACAAACAACAGTAGCAATAGTCCCGTTAGGTGTTATTGACAAAACGTTTACTTGTTGCAATGCAATAGTTATATCAGAGTCAACTGAGAAGCTTATACCGTCAGAAGAAACTAAAGTATCACCTGAGGACAGAACCTCACCATCATTGCCTCCGATTATAATATCACCAGATCCTTGAGAAGGATCAAGACGGAATATACTGTACCAGCTTGCTTGACGTGTTAGAAATTCTTCAGTTGATGTATCGTAAAACGCTTCATCTACGGCGCGATTTGTATTTTGATAATTATCAAAAAGACGATTAGCAAAGCCTGATATAAGCGCACCAATCCAACTGTTAGGCAGAAACGGATTTGCAGAAACAAGCGAACGCTGAACGTCAACTTTGCAATCTTCTTCAACCTGACTTGGAGTTTCTGGAGTAGGTAGTGGCATTATTCTGTGACCCCTGAGTTTTCAAACAGAACAAAATATCTGTTATCAGTTTTACTTAATGATCGCTGTATTGAAATTTCAGCAAGCATACTAAGTTCATCTGTTATACTAACACTTACATTATAGCTTAATGCAGCATCAAAGTCTAACAGCCATTCTAAGCCATTTTCTATCTCAGACTTAACGCCATTGATAGTTGAGCGACTTAGCTCGGATTGTTCAAAAAGCCATACTTTAGAACCATCCTCGTAATCTCGATTTAGATTTCCTATCCATCCTCTACGCTTTTGAGGTATAGGAACTTCGTTAGGCAAAGCTCTACGTTCGCCATAAATAGAACGCAACAAAGAAGTATCAAGAAAATCGTTAGTTAAAAAATCACCATCGTCATCAATAACTAAATCGAATATTCCATCATCGTCTTTCTGCAAAACAATATCGTTAGATTCTAAAACACTCATTTTAATTCGGAGTTCCTGTTGGAGTTGGTGATCCTGGACCTGGATTATAATTATGAGTATGAGCATCATAATCTGCCTTAAATTGATCAAGGTCAGTTCCAGCCTTAGTTATAACGTTACCATCTTTATCTATAGTACATCCGTTAATAACTGCGCTTCCATTTCCAGTATTAATTTCAATTTCTTTATCGTTTCCAGTCTTGACTAATATCTTGCCTCCATTCTGAAAATAAACTTGCGCCTTAGTATCTGGATGATACATAACTACTTCGCCAGTTTTGACTTGAATTCTTTTCTCTGCTGAACCAGCTAGTGCAACTTTGTTAGATGGCTGACCGTCAATATGCCAAACTGTAAGAAGCGTTTCAGTTGGAACGTTAGCATGAAAACCATAAGGAAAAATAAGCTCAGCGTCACCTGACCTTCCTTTATAGCTAATTTGCTGAACAGGACGCCTAGTATCATCGTTATATTCAACTGTAGTAACAGCTCTTGTGTTATAACAATTATTCATCGTCAAATATACTAACCTTGGTTTTGCTTTTCTTCTGACGTTGTGGCTCAGAAACAGTAAGAGAAAAAGATTCTTTATCAACTAAAACTAATTCAGTTCTTCTACCATCATCTGGAGACTCATAACATCTAACAGATTCTATAAGAAGAAAATCATTAACACCTGCATCATCGTCATAAACCTGAACAATTCTGTTAGGCTGATAAACTTCGCCTTGCAAAGAATGATCTCTAACAACTATTGTATACTGCCTGTTTTTAGTTCTTCCGAAATCAGCTTCCCATTTTGCTCTGACAGAATTATCAGCGCTTTTTGAAGCCTCCTCAGCAACTATAACTTTTTGTCTTCCAGTTCTAACAGTATCATCTATGAATTCTCCAAACTGATCGCTAACTTGACTGTTAGAGTCTGCTCCTGCGTCTGCAAAAGGACTTCTAGCAGATGCAGTGCCAAGACTAGAACGCACAACGTATCTGTTATAAACTCCCTCAAAAGTAAAAGTATAGTTTCCACTAATAATATTATTACCAGCTTCATCGTCAAAAGAGTTTTGTATTTTGCCCTTATATCTAACACCTGAATTCCTTGTAAGTGAAATATTACCTTCAGCGTTAGTTGTTATCAATACTTGTCTTTTCTTTGCTAGTCTATCGCAATAGTCAAAGCAGTTCTCGCCTAACTCTGGAGCTATGCCATCAGCTTTTGGATCGAAATCCTCCAGTCCGTCAACTTCATCTGAAACCTCTATATTTGAAGCTCCAACATGAGAAATAACTTCTCTTATTATATCAGCAAGAGAAAGAGAGTTAGCAAGGTCATTAAGATTATCAATATCCGAATCTGCAAAATCAGCAGTATAGTCTCTAACTAAATATGTTAGAACATGATTTCCAGATCCTTTGTTTGCTTCATACTCAACTTGTGCGTCATAGATGTAGCCAGTCATTACAACCTCTCCATCAACTAACACTTTTGCATCGTCTCCAGGAAAAAATGGCGGCTGTTCAAAATCCTTCAAGCCAACTTGGAAAGTTGCCTCGTTTGTAAAGTCTAACATTGACGCAGTGTATTCAGCACTTTTAAAGTCAACGTAGTTATCGCCATTAACTTGAAGCTGGATCATTTAAAAGGTTAATCCTTCCAGTATAAAAACATTCGTTAGGTATATCATTAATACTGCGTAGCTCAGCAGTTTGATTATTATTCTCATAGTATGCGTATTCTATAACACGCAAAGGAGCAGTATATAAAATCTCCTCCTCAACAACATCAGGCAAAGTAGTTTTAGACTCAGATATTACGTTAGAAGTAACAGTCCTAAGCTCTGTTAGTAAAGCTTTTGAATCACGATCTAACGCTTCAATAGCAGGTGCGGAAGTTGTAGCTTCTCTAACAACACCAACATTGATAATAGAATCATACTGCTCTTCCAAAACCCTCTCAAGATATTCAAGCTGATCAATAGTTGCAAAATCAGATTCAACTAACGATTCGTAACAGCTTGTCAAAAGATAAGCATTAACAGCAACGTTTATAACGTCATTGTTACTGTTTATTTCATCTTGAGTAAAAGTAGAAACTTGCAAGCGCTCTGGATCATCATCGCCAAAACCGAAAGCATTTCTCACAACATCTAACGCTTGCTCTGGAGATTCAAACAAATTATTAACAGTTGTCATTATATCGTCAATAGACTGAGCAAGCCTAGCAGGAGCTAAAATTAAGTCAGTAACGTTTGCACTAAGGTTATTCAGCTCATTGTTTATTGCATTTATTTCAGTAAGAACTCCGCCAAAAGATTTTATTTCATCATTTACCATTGTGACGAATCCATTCACTTTGCTTATTGCAGCAGATATAGATAAAACGTTATTAGGACTAACTCCAAACAGATTAGCTATGCCGTTTTTCAAAGCTCCTCTAACAGAACCAGCTAAATCAAATACTTGGCTTGGCGAAACTCCTGCCTCGTTAGCAAATGCGTTAGGCTCATCTTTTTCAAACTGTATTTGAAAACGAGCTTCTCCGAAAGAAGAAAAGTCTTCATCTAACGAAAAAGAAACGGCTTTCATTGTTTCCATGTTGCCGTATAACGGATGTACTAAAGTTCCGTTTCCAGATTCTTCAAGCACTCCTAGCAATCTATCACGATCAATCTCGTAATTATCGCCAGTAATGATTGCCGTTAGATTTACTGACCTAGGCTGCAATCCTAAGTCGTCAATATTTTGACGATCAGAATTCACATAGCTGTTTATAACAAACTTTCTGCCGCCTTGGATCTGACTGCGATCCATAAGGAAAGGAATCTCCTTATATGATGCGCCTCTAACGAAATTAATATCTGTTGCCATGATAATTACTGCATATTAGTTTTAGTTTTAACTTTACGTCCTGTACGTTTTCTAACAGTTGGTTTATCTTCCAGCTTGTCTCCGCCTTTTACATTTATATCAACTGATAAAGCGGAGTCCTCTCCTACAATTCTGTTCCAGCTTTCACCCATGCTTAAAGGAGCATTCTTTCTTGCTCCAGCGCCTCTATACTTTCCGCGTTCTGCTAACGATGCAGCAGCTTCTCCGCGAGCTAAAGGATCATCCTTTCCTGTTAGTGCTAAGAAAAGTTTTCCAGCAGTAGTTCCCATCCAATTTCCTATCTTGTTTAGGATATTGAGCAAGCCAACAAAACCATTGAAAACAGCTTGTATTCCACCAGCTAACGTTTCCATTGCGGTTCCGATTTGTGCAACCTTTTGTTCATCCATGTTATCTATAGAGTCAGTAAGCCTAGTAACTATGTTAGTAATAACTGGCTCAAGCTTTTTAAAAGCTCCAAGCATAGCCTCATCAATGCGAGCGCCTAACCTTTTCATTCTGGCTCGCAGAGTATTCGTTCTAGCCTCAGCCTGACGCTGAGCCTCGTTAGTGCCTTGGATCTCAGCTTTAAACTTTTTCAAGGATCTCAAGTTAGATAGCAAAGCAATTATTGACTTACCATGTTCACCGAATAAATTAGGATCAGCAAGATTCAGATTCTTTTTATCAGTTACTTTTTGAATCTTTTCTAACGTAGGGATTAAGCCGTTCTTTTTAACATCAAGACCGAGCTGCGACATCCTTCTCAAAACACCTGCTAATCCAGTACCAGCAATCTCTCCTTTCAAACCTGACTTAGCCATCGCCTGTAAAGCTGCGTTAGTTTCAGCAAAGCTCAAGTTTGCGTTCGCTGCAATACCACCAGCATTTTTTAATGCTCCAGCCATAAATGGAATTTCAGCAGCACCTACCTTCGCACCAGCAGCAAGGATGTTAGTAAACTCAGCAGCTTTATCAGCTCCAACACTCCATTGGTTGAGTGCTTCAACTAACGAGCGAGTTGCTTCTGGAGCAGTAATCCCAGCAGCTTTTGACATTGTAAGAACTTGTTCAGTAACTTTTATAAGACCTTCAGGATCTTCTAACAGTTCTGATTTACCTGATGCAATATCTTTAATTGACGTTGCAACTTCAGATGCAGCTACTCCAAACTTTTTGGAAAGCTCTATTGATTTGTCAGCAAAATAATCAAGATCATCACCTGCCGCTCCAGTTATGGCTTGAATGCTTGCTACTGAATCTTCAAAGTCCATTCCCTTTTGTAGGATTTTTGTTGCGCTAAATGTTGCAAGAGCAGCAGTACCTAACGCAGTCAGTTTGTTTCGAGCTAAAGAAAGACCTTTAAACTTATTGGCAAACTTTCCAACATTCTTTTCAGCTTTCGCAGCAGTTTTATCAATCTTTTGAAATTGAGCGTCAGCTAGCTTAACTTCCGTTGAAATCTTGCGTAGCTTATTCGTTATACGATCAACCGCATTGATATCATAACTTATTGCTAGTGATGCACTCATGAAAAACCTTTCTTTTTAATAACAGCTTGCGCCCACTGAATAGTTTCCATCAACTCAGGTATAGGCATTTCCATCATTGTATCGTAAGTAAGACCACCGTTAGTCCAAACGGCAGTCTCAACGATGAGTTTTCTTATCTTCTTAGCCTCACCAATATTTACATCAGCGAAGCAACTATAAAATTTGCCATGAATTCACCTAACACTTTTTCAAAGTCTTCAGTGCTAAGCTCATCAATTAGAGGCTTTGTAAGTTTTACCTCACCTTCGATAAGAAACAAACCGCTTGACATTAATTCTTTTCCAGCGATCATTACTTGCTCTATAGAATCAGGATTCATATAGAACAATCCCCAAACATCATCAGAACCAACTTCTTTTTCACCACCTTCTTTTTGTTGCGACTCAGCTGCATCAGCAACTTGATCAACAAGCTTTTGATTCTGCCTAAACTCAACAGCGTTCTTTTGAAAAACGCTCTTAATAAGACCTGTTAGATGGATATGCTTTGCAGTAGGAGGAAGCAAAGTTATGAAACTTGCTTCTACGTTTTCGCCTTTATAAGCATAAGTAATTGGTTTTGATAATTTAACTTGTTTTGTATCAGTCATGATTATTGCCCAGTATAATCGTTAGTGGAAACCTACTGATTAAACAGCAGGAAGTGATTTAAAGTCTACAGTAAATGTAGATTCAGAACCTAACTCAACTTCATAGTCGCTCAGCAAAGCTGCCTTGCTAAAAGTACGAGTTATAGTTTTACCGCTAGTCGGATCAGTTCCCGTAACAGTAATAACGTTTGCGTTTAGGTTTGTTTTCCAAACCCTTGCAAGCTCAATAGAATCAATATCGTTATACAACTCAAAAGACACCATTGAAACGTTAGTAGTCACATCTTGAGAAAAGATTTGATCAACGTTACCATTACCAGTTGATTGCGCTCGCATCATCTGTTCGCCAAGCCCTTCAGTGAACTTTACAGTTCCAGGAACGATGCCAACAGGTTCATTATTAACAACAACCGATGGATCGGAAATTACAAAAGTCATAACAGAACTCCTATGTTTCGTTACTTTATCGAACTATTATTCGATGTTGAAGGTTAAAGACATTGGCGCGTTGATGTTTCTCAACTGAGTAACAATAGGCAACGTGAACACCACCGTGACAGAACCGCTTGCAAGGTCTACCGAAACCGATAAGTTTTCCTTGAAGAATGCAAGAATGTCCTGACCTTTACGAGCGATTACGAAATCACTATCAGCAAGAGTCTGATAATATCCTACGATTGTCGCCGCAATAGATTGAGCGTTAGCCATAGAACGACCTTTTATCAAGTCTCCATCTGTCAAACGCGATTGTGCATAATCAGATTGCAAGTTGTTGAAAATGTATTCGCGACCTGCTGATGCAGTATCTACATAGTTCAAATACTTGTAAGTGATATCAGCATTGCCAGCGCTATCAGTTTTATAAGTCGTTACAACCTGACCCATAATAACACCGTTAGCAGCTTTGTTATTGCCTAACACTGAAGCACCTGCGATATTCAACTGAGAAATCTCAAGCTGATTAAATCCGCGAGTTGCTGCAATGATAGGAAGCAACGGCATTGAAGTGTTAGCATAAGGCTTGCTTGAAATTGCAGGACCACCGATTGCATCCAACGCTCCGTTACGAGTTATAACGAATTGAGCAATGTTCACGTCAGGCTGACGGCGGATCGCACGGATCGCTCCAGACTGAGCAGCAAGGCAAGATTCAAACTCAAAGATTGCAGGATAATCTCCAGCAGACCACTCGTCACAGAAAACAACTAAACTGTTAGAGTTCTCAGGAGTAACAAGAGCTGAAATGTTAGCAAACGAATCTTGATAAGCTACACAAAGCACACCGTCAAGAACATTACCATCAGCATTGAAACGAGCATCCAAAACATCAACAATCGGAGTAGCTGATTGCGGATAAGGAGAAACAACAGTCTGATAACGAATCTCTGGAAAAATATCAGCGACTCCAGTTTGAAGGTCTGGATTTACAGTACCTCCAGACATTGCAGTGATACTTGCAGTTATACCAGAAGCTCCATCAATGTCAATAGATAGACCTGTTCTGTTATAAACCTCACCAAGATCGTTCATTTGAACAGTTGTATTATTGCCTGACAATCCAGTAGTAAAAGGCTTGTTAGTAATTGCAGCAAAAGCAACGTCTAACGCAGCAGCTATATCCGCTGGAGTGTCTCCAGTTTCAACAGGAACATCTACTGTGAACTTTCTTTTTGAGCCGATAGTTGCAGTGATTGTTCCATCTTCAGTTGCGTTTGTTCCTGCAAAAGCAAAAAGCCCTTGAGAAGCAGTAGCAGCAACACCATCTGGAACAACGATAAGATCAAAAGCACAAACGCTATTGAGCTCACGCATATCGTTTAACATTTGATAGAGCATTCCATCTCCACCAACCAATGCAGCAAGCTCGTTAGAAGCTACAGGGATATCCTGCAATAACACTCCAACTGCGGCGTTACCGCTTGGTCTTTTCTGACCGATGACAAGGACGCGCTGTTGAGAATTTTCCAAAGCAGCGTTAGCCCCTGTGATCGGCACATTCACTTTAGGGAATTTAATTGTAGAACCACTCATTTGAAATCTCCTGAGTAATAGTTTAACAGTTAGTTTTAGTCAGCTTTACGCTTCTTTGGTGGATTTTTCAACACCTTAACACATCCATCGTTTTTAGCGTCTGCGACACGCCTTCTCCAAAAATCGTCCTTAATGCGCCCGTTTTCGTCAATTGAAACTGGAACAACATCACCATTCTGATAGCCCATCATAGGAGTGATAATTTGTATAAAACACTTAGTCTTTTTGTCAGCCATTGCTTAGCCCTCTTTAAATTTATAACAGTTTTATTAAAGCTTGATTCTCAGTTCGCCTGTAGCAGTTTTATAAATTGCGTTTTGCTTTAAGCCTCCTGCTCCTGCTGCTACATCATCAGCATAAGTAGGATAGTTAGCTATAATCTGAGAATTTGGAAGATCCTCGTTTACCCTTAAAATATAAGGGTTCCAGTATCCAGTGTCAAAAGCCTGATTAGATACAATAAGACCGTTAGGAGAAACTTCTCCGCTTAAAATCTGATACCTGTTTGCATCGCTATTTTCAAATCCACCAACAAGTTTAAAATCAGTACCATCAAATTTCATTCTAAAGAAACGATCATTATTCCTTACCATAAAAGAATCATCATCAATTCTAAAGAAAGAATAAAGAGATGGAGAATCTGGAAGCTTATAACGATTTCCTATAGGCGTAAAGTCTGTTCCGTCATGGCTGTACGCTTGTATTTCATTTGTTGACGAATCCCTGATCGCCATAGTAGGATTTGCTCCTTTCGTTAGAGCGCAACCTGCTGTTTGACCTATAACAAGTGGGAACAAATTACCTACTGGAACTATAGCTGCACCATTAAACTGATACATTTGCAGACCACCTAAAGTGTTATAAGTGGAAACAAAGAAATTATCATCAGTTGAGAATAAAACATAAGGACTAGCAAATCCTGGAATCCCTAACGGAGCTCCTATTGCTGCTCCTATTGCCCCACCTGCCGTAATATCATGAGCAGTAACTTCTCCATTAAATCTATTCCATATAATTATCCTGTTAGTTGCTATTGCTATCATTCCCTGATTTGTAATAGCAGCACCTGAATTATTAATAGTAAAGTTTTCAGAAGCTTCATTAAAAGTAATTGTTCTATATCCGCTAGAACTACTCTGCACAATAAATCTGTTATTACCTATAGAGAATCCACTAGGACGCACACCACCTAACGCAACTGACGAGCCAGATTGTTCAAGCTTAGGACTAGCTATGTTTCCAGTATCTCCAACTGTAGTTATTGAATCAATTCTAGTTGGAGTTTTAGTAAGTACAGCATGAGCATTATCATTGATAGGATCTAATTTAATATCACCGTCAAAGCTTTGAAGAATTAGATCAGCACCACTGCCGCCAATTATCTGCGTATTACTACCGTTAGCGGCTCTTAGATATATTCCCGCAGCGGCCTGATAAAACGAAAGAGAGCTGTCAGTAAATTCATTAATCGCTTTGTTAGAATAAACCTTTTTCCATTCGTCAGCCTCTCCAAAATATCTCAGTATACATTCTTCACCGCCTTCCATCGTTAGGCCGCTAAACTGAGATATTATAGGAGGAACATTAGCACTAACACTATTTATACCAACCTCATCTCCATCGTTAGGAGAAACAGGAGCGCTAACTATAACAGAAGCTAAAATAAAATCACTAACGTCATATAATTTTCCAACCTCAGCTAAAAAGTTAGAGGATTTAGCAACATTGTCATACAGAGTTGCTAACGAGTAAGGTATGCCAGCATTATCCTGAACGTATTTTGTTGTTGCAATTTGAAGATCATCAGCTCCATCAGGCTGTTTATTAAGTTTTGCAAACTTACCAACAGCCAAGCAATTCATTAAGATATCACCAGTGTTAGAAGTTAATAAAAGATTGCCATTAGAAACAACAGTCACGAAAGATCCAGGAGTTAAACCATCAGAAATTATTTCTACATTTCCTATATTCTGAACAGAAACTCTTGCGTTTCCTTTTGTTAGCCTTGCGCCTATTGATTCGTCAACTGTTATCTTTGCGCTTGAGAATGACGATTCAAGATTAACGGATTGACTATTAACAGTCATTCCAGAATTTCCGTTCCTAACGATTGCGGATGCTGCTCCAGTAGCAGTTAATATCGCGCTTAGATTTCCAAACCCATCTTCAAGACCACTAAGAAGAACTTCACCATTTAAAACAGCTTGCAAAGTAGCTAGTCCTGAAGGATCTTTA